TTTTACTTCGCATCCGAAGCTTTTGGCTTTGTCAATAAGGGCCACTTTTGCACTTACTGCTGCATCTACAGTATCAGAGCTTTTGCTTTTTTCTTTTTCAACCTTAAGCTCAGCTTGTAGTGCATCTCTGGCGGCAAGAGCAACGTCTTTTTCTTTGTTTGCAGTTGCAAGATCCGTTTTGAGGGCATCCACATCATGCGTAGCTTTTTGGAATGCAGCAATAACGGCTTCATCAGCTTGGTACTGTACACTATCCAAAGTTAATGTTTTCATTGTATCGTCCTTCTGTTTGTTAAAAATTTTTTCAATATCACTAGAGTCACCAACACGAAATCTAACTGAATCTCCGGCCCTTCCTGCATATACAAGCGCAATGTGATTATAAATCATATCGCTTTGTTTTTCATCATGCGGCATTCCTTGCCATACCCCAGATTCAGGAGTCACATTGCAATCATATCCGCAAGAAAAAGCCTTCACGTCGCCGCGCTTTATAGCATCAATCGCCGTTTTATCAGTTACAGTGACAGTTACAAATCCATTAAGCCCATCAAACTCAGCATCATTTGCGCTCATTCCAACAGAAAGACTTTTAATATTTTCTGGAGTAACATCTTCGTTCGGGTGCGTTAAAACAATAGGCTTTATATTCAGAGTCGGAATACTTTTTTTTACTTCTTCTACTGGGCGAACTCGGTTGATTATCTGTCCGTTGTCTCCCATGTACCGGAAAACTCCGGCACCAGTAACACACATTTTACCAGTAAGATACCCTTCTGGGGTACTATGAAAAATGTTTGTGTCGACTTCAGAATAATCGCGAGAATTTATTTTCATCTTCAATCAATTTAATTACGTTAAATAAACAAAAACAAATTACATTCAAAAACACCAAAAGATAGCATACTACTTTATTTCAAAATCTACACTCGCTATAAGATTCCCAGTGTCAAAAAGCGGCTTTGGGTCTGGTGTTGGATGACTTTTTTTAGTTTTAGGGCTATTAGGCAAATACTTATCGCTATCAAGCATAGCTCTTTGTATTGCTCCTTTGCATTCAACCCCTATTCTTCTCATTGCGTTACCTGGAGATTTAGACCCATCCATCACTTGTTTCATTTGAGACATTGCCACTTTAGTGATATGTTCTCCATATTCTTTAACAGCTACACCCATAAAATCACGAGCGGGTATTTCTGCATAAGGAGCCCCATTTGAACAAACACCAGGCTTTCGACCAAAATTAAGAGTTGCAGCAATAAGAGCTTGGCTTGCTGGCTTTACAATTTCGCCCTCTTTTCTTTTCTCTCCAGTATCAAGCCTATGTTTTGCTTCTGCATAAGATTTGTTCCCATCTGGCCACCCAACTCTAATTGATCGAGTTTCCATAAACTGAACCCGTGACTTCATTTTTTGAAGTTTTATAAAGAAGTCATCCATAGCATCAGACATAATTAGACCTTTGGGCTTTTATAATCATTCATAAAAGAAATGTCCCACGGTAGCGCAATACAACGACAATTAAAATCTTCACCAGGGTGCAATTTAACCATTGCAGCAGTTCTTTTGTGCTTAACCATCTTTCCGTTTTCTACTGTAAAATAGACGGTTGAGTCTTTCCAAGAACAAATTAAACCCTGCATTTTTATGTGGCTTTCTCTTGTTCTTCCATCTTTTCCAGCAGCCCATTGATAATATTCCAATCCAGCTTCTTCTTGTTGAGCCTGAGAAATAGCCGAATTTAGTTTTGCTGTCTCTGTTCTTGCTATTAATTCAGCCTTTGACTCTGACATATCCTTTGATTCTTTTCTAATCAAAGACATTGTTTCTTTTAATGTTCTGCCCTTATTGACAGAATTATAAACAATATTTGAAATTTTTTTATTTATTTCTGCAGAAGACGATTTGCATTGCTGTAAAAAATTATCCTTCCAAGCGTCTATTGTTTTTTTCTTGGCTCCATAAGGAAAATACCTTTGACCTACAACCATTTCAGAAAAATTAGAAAAAGACTTTGTGCAAAAAGATTCTATTGACTCTGCTAATTTATCTACCGAAGAAATAAAATCAGGAGATAGCGCGGCTTCTGAATTTACCTGAACTAATTCTGTCACGTCGTCATGAATTCCTGATTTAGAAATGGCTGAATTAGCCATTATTTCAGATATTCTATTTAGCTCATTCTTTAATAATTCTTTAGCCAACCTTTCTTCTTTCCAAGGGAAAAAAGTATTAGCGGAAAGAACAGGAGGACGGCCCTTTTTAGCCATTTTAAGAGCTTTCATCCTATTAAAGAACTCAACAAAGTTCATTAGGTGTTGACCTCAAATTTTGAAGCGTCTCCATTTTTAAACATAATTTTTTCTATTTCGTCCGGGATCTTTACGCCCATATCAAAAAGAATTTTCATTATATCAGTTTGAATTTTCAATGTGTTAAGCCTTTCAGTTTGAGTCATTGTGGACACACTGCCAAATTCAAACTCTGAAGATTCTTTAGAACCAATATTTCTTCTTGTAAAATCAGAAATAATAGAACACATTGGACGATAGAGTGTTTTAGTTCTCCATTTTTCTACAAGAGCCTCGTAAGCCTTAACGTCAGCCTCATTTGTTTGAGAAAGCCCCGTTGCCGTCTGACCAAATAAAATACTTACAGGTATTTCGCTTCTTGCTGAACAAATCATCATCAGAATTTTAAGAGATTCAGGAATGCCAGCAAAGTTATGAGAAAGCATCTGGAAGGTGTCGTTCTTGTCACCAAATACGGCTCGCATAGAACTCATGCACCGCTTTGTCAAGCTTATGCGCTCTCTTATCTTAGCCTCTCCATTCGGCCTAGACAACATTTCAACAAACCCATCCATGCTAAAAATTGAAATTCCGCTTTCCGCGAGCATATTCGACATTCCAGTAATTGAAGCGCCTAAACTTTTTAGCGCATCTTCTACCATTTGCACAATTGAAAAACCAAAGTAATAACGCCTTGCGTCTAAGTCTAAATTATCTGGAGCTAATCGCCCCTTTACAACTGTGACTCTCGATGCGTGAATAGTTTCATAAGTTCCGTCCGGTTTTCTGCATTTGAAAAATTCAACATCGTTATAATATTTAGATTCTGGTAATTTTACAAAATCAGAATCATTCAAATCAACAGCAGCAGAAGAAAAAACCTTGTAACCTGTCACTTTTTCAGAATCTAAAGGAGGTTGATTAAATAAAGTTTTTCCTTCATACAAAGTAACGATAACGGCTCCACCAAAAAGCCTCGTCCATATTCCGGCATCGGTACAAGCATCTAAAAGCCCTATTTTGTATAAAGCTTTTTGTGTTTTTCCATCAGTGTCTCCAATAATTGAAATATCGTTTTTAAATGCTGCTTCTGGGACACAAGACGCTACCCTGGATGCCAAACCATCCTTTACAAACATCCTGGCTAATTCAATATCATCTTGAATGATATTTGGATTAGCGTAAACGCTTTCCGTTTTATCGTCTACGGTTCCTAGCCCAGTAATAAGGCTTGCATAAGCCCCTGAGTCCGCCATTTTAGTTCTTTTTCCTGTTGACATATTATAAGTCCCATAAGCTTGTTTTGTGCATCGTTTGTGAAATTGCCATCGTTGTACTATCTACTCGGTCATCATGTGGTGCATGGTCAAATTTAGTCATCTCATCAATATAATCAGAAACCCAAGGAGCGTCCTTTGGTAAATATACATTTCCTGATTGAAAAACGGGCGTAACCGCGTAAGCTCTTGCGACCTTACTTTCTGTTGGGTTAACCGGAATAATACCAGATATTTTATCTTTCAGAGAATCTATAATTGCAGATCCATTGGCTTTATCTTCAACGTATTTCGCCACTGTATTTGGCCATTTTGCACACATAGCAATCATTGAGTTTCTTTGTTCTATGAAACTCATTTTTCTGCAAACACAATCCAAAAGATACCAGTTCGCTCCCTTTTTCCCCCATACAGTTCCACAAACGTTATCTGAAGACGTTGTATCCTTAAAAGTAAAGTCCCAACTTTGAAACTGATTATCGAATAAAATAGGGATTGTTGCGTCATCGTAAAAACGAAACCATTCTCTAAGAAAAATATTACCGCCCAATACCATAGGCTCTTGCTGGTATTGCCCCGCAAAAGTCATAGGATCAGCAGCTTTCATTTCGTTTAGTTTTTCAATAGAATGCATTGCCGGATAAAGAGGGGTTCCATCTTCTTGCAATGCTGGCATCTTTAATAGGGTCCAATCTTCACCACTTCCACCAGAAAGCAAAAATCCAGCAAGATCCCTATCGTGAAGCCTTTGCATGATAAGAATAATTGGGGTAACATCGGGATTATTAACACGGCTCGCTATCGTGTCATTAAATCTTGAATTTAATGTTTCGCGTGTAATATCGGACATTGCATCCATTGTTTTCATAGGGTCGTCAATGATAATAGCACCGCCAAAGCCGTCACAAACTGAACCCGTGCCAGTATATTCACGGTCTCCCTTTATCCCCGCCCCAAAACCTTGTATTTGAGA